TAGTATATTTAAATTCATCACCATCTATATCAACATTTCCCCTAATGGAGAGCTTAAAATTTTCTGGATTGGTTACACCGATACCAACATTTCCATGTTTTGTTATAGTAAAAACTTGGTCGTTAATATTAGATACATTTAAGATACTGTCGGTATTATTTTTTTGTGTTAAATCAAAAGCGACACCATTACCTTCATTATTAACTATCAATTGCTCTGTTGTATACACGTCTGTATAGAGATATGTTGTTTCTCCAAGAACAGTTAAATTACTATTTATAATAACGGAGCCATTCACAGTTAAATTATTATTATACAAATGGTTAACTATAAATTTATTACTAGAATCAAGTTCTTCTGTTATATTATCAGTAACTAGGTTAGTTATTCTTGTAGAAATAACGTTGCTTGTATCTAAAACATAATTGCAAGTATCTCTAATAATATCTCTACCATCGACCTTTAATATACCATTTGATGTGTCAATATCACCGTATAAATCTAATTTATATTTGGTAGGTTCGTTAATGTTTTTATGTAAAATCATAACATCATTTACACCATCGCTTGTATAGTCTTTGACATAAAAGAATTTATAATTATCATAATTACTACTTGAATGAGAATTAATTTGCAAACCATTAGACCCTAATGAATTGAAATGAATATTACTTGAAACAACTTTATATTCATTAAAATAATTTTTATTAAAAATTTCTGCTAAATCATTACCATAAGTATCATATATCTTACCATCTGTTCTGATATTATTGTTTCTCATACATAAATCTCCCTCTAAATATATGTTTCCATCAGCATCTATTTTAATAATTGTCCAATTATTATTAATAGTGTCATTAAAATATTTAATTTCAATAACATCATCATAACTATAAATCTCATGGCCAGAAAATTTATTATTTATTTCTTCTATTTGATTTGTAATTATTAATTGAGGTTTTAAATTTGTATAATTATAATTTTTAATGTGCAATTTAAAATCATTAATTTGATTAAAATTAGGCATATAATAATAATCATTAAAGATTAATTTATTAGTAAATGTGTTATTATATATTTGAAATGTATCATCGACAGAATAATTAGAATTTATCAATTCAAAAGACATATCTCGAAGTATGCTATTTGCGTTATTATTAAATACATAATTACTTGTTGATAAAGTAATATTTGGAATATTATCTATTAAAGAAATATTATAGTTATAATCAATATAATTATCTTCAAAATTATTATTTTTAAAAATATCTGGTAATAAATTAGAAGTATTATATAATATATTATTAATTCTTTCGACATCAAAATATCCAATATAATTAATATTTGAATTTACTCTTACAATGTTGGAGCTATAAGTGTTTAAATATATATTTGAATATACACCGTTGTCAATTAATTTTTTAGTATCATAACAAGAGTAAATATATTCGTCGTAATAAGAATTATTATCAAAAGGTAATAAATTTATATATGTTTCATTAATAACATCAATAATATTAGAATTGTCAATGTTTCTGGTTTCATATATATAATTATAATTATAATTACAACTAATATTATCAGGTAAATAAATATAATTACTATAATTGTATATTAAAGAATAATTAGAAGATATATTATCAATGTAATCAAGATTAAAGTTTAAATTATTATTAATTATTAAATCTCTTTTTTTTAAATTATTGGGATATAATATATTATTTTCATAACTTACATTTGGAATTATATTTATATTACAACTATCAGAATCAAAATCAAAAATACAATTTGTTATATTTTCTTGATTAATTATTGTATCAAAATTTGTCAAATTATAATTCTTTAAATAAACATCTATATTTGATGTGTTATAATTTGCTTCTATATCTAAATGATAAGTTTTAAATATTAAATTTTTAGAAACTACTACAGACGTATTGAATATATAGTCATCATTTTCTGTATCACTTATTTTTATAATATTTGAACTATTATCAATTGTAGGATATGCTATAGCTTTATATTTGTAATAGGCATTATACTCTTTAACTTTATTTTCCCAATTATTATTGACTATAAATAAACGCATGTCATTAGCAGGTATATTAACTAAACTATCATATAAATAATCATTTGTATATCTATTTGTGATTGACATTCCAGTAATATTATAATCAGTTTTAATAACCATAGTTTCATTTAATATATTTTCATTAAAACCAAAGCGAGCTCCTTTTCTAATATTTACCCCATCAAAAGCATCAATAGTAAAAACATTTGTAGGTATTATTTCATTATAATATGAGTTATTAGCAACGGAAATATTAAATTTATAATTATTTTCAAAGCTACCTCCTGATATAGTATGATATATGTTATTAGTTGCTCCACCTGTATATAATAAATTAATAGCGGGAGCATAATTATTGTTAGTTATTTGAATACCATATTTATTAGTATCGTCAATATGTAAGGTAATATTACTATTATTATTTACATTATTACCAATGCCTATATGTGTTGTTGAACCTAGCAAATTACCACTTTCATCAATTGAATTTTTACAATTATAAAATTTTTTATAAGTTCCATTATTATAATAACTCATGCTAAAATTAGTATTATTATCGTCATAACTGCTTAGTTCAAACTTCATCATTTTATTAATATTATTATTCATTTCGTAATCATCATTTGTTATGTTTAAGTTTGAGTTATATATTCCTAATTCTATTTTAGCAGAATTATCATTATTATTATTGGCGTATGTAATAAATTTAGCAACAGAATAATTTGTATTATCTTGCTTTATAATCATTGGTATAGCATTTTTATCAATAGAATCTATTATTACGCTATTATTTGGTGTAAATAATATATTATTGCCATTATATTTCATATCATCATTTTCATTATTATAATTTACAGAATTATTTACAGTTGTAATATAGTTTGTAATTTTTGTTAATGTTGATAAATTAGATAACCTAAAATTATAATTGGAACCTACATCGTCTATAATATTTATATTTCCATGAACATTAAGATCACCATAAATTGACATAGCGGATTTATCATTATAATTTATATTAGGGTTGTTAACATCAATATGATAATTTGATGTAATATTATCATAATAAAATGACATGCCATAAGTGCTTGGTTTAATGTCTTTATCAATATATCCTATTTGCAAAGGACCAATTCTTTGAACATCTCTTGAATTTAAATCATTATAAATGTGATTTTTATAAATAAACCATCTTTCAGCATTTCTATCATTATTTAAATATCTATCATATTCACATATATCAATACCGCTATAATCAGCGTTATTTTTGGAGCCACCACCTCTTACACCCCTATATATTCTAATTACTGAATAATTATTATCATTAATTGTAGTATTCCTTATTTGTAGAGGAACATTAACATCTTCACCACTCCATCCTAATGAAAGTTTTTTATTGGTATAAAAAGCATCATGTGTATTAGTTTTTTGCAATGTTTCTATTTCTTTATTATTTTGGTAATATTTATCTGTATTAATACCGCCTTTAACATTGAATCCTTTCATATCTGTCGAATAAGCTGTTATATTATTATAATTAACGCAGAACTTGTCAGTTTTATCATCATATAAGTTAAAAAAATTCTTTTGTTGATATAGAAAACTACTTGTTCTATATGTTTCGTCATTAACAGTTAAATGATAACCATTCGCAGCTATTTTTCCATCTACATCTAATACAAACCCACTTCTCGCAGCATATTTATTAATAGACGCACTATTCTTGCTCAATGATAAAATAGGTGGTGTACTTCTAAGATTTGGTAAATAATAATTGCATGTGATTTCTGACATATCAGTTGAAGGGTAAAAGTATATATTATTTTTTTTATCGGTTACTTTGTTAGTATTAATTATTAAACTATTATCTCCATATTCTATTCTTGATAATCTTCCAATATTAGCAATATAATCTTTATTATCAACAGTATTTTTCATTGTTATATCAAAATTATCGCGATTATAATGATTATCTTTGATAATATTGAGAATGCCATCAAAACCATCTGTAGACTTTAGACCAATCCCTAATTTTTTAGGAAAATTAATATTACAATTGGCATCTAAAGAAGCAATATTGCTATGAACATATACAAAAAAAAAGTTAGAACCATCTTTACTTTTACTATATGTTCCATATCCTGTATATGGGTCATTTATATCAATAGGTGTTATTCTTTTATTACCAATATAAATATCATTTTTAATATTTAATTTATTAATTGATACATTTTGAACATTATTAAAATTAACATCATTATCAAAATTAACAGTACCGCCAAAACTTGCATTTTCATTTACCAATAGAAATTTAGTGTTTATAGTATTATCGACGTTTAAAGTATTATTTACATTAATAAGATTAGCATTTAATTGATATTTTGTAGTTATATTATTAAAAGTGTAATTATTTCCTAAAAAATCACCTTCTTTTATTTGTGTGCTATTTATTACACTTATTCCAGTTTTACGTACATATATATCGTCTAAATGTTTTTTTGTATTAGTATAATAATCATACATAAGTATATCGTTAAAAGACACAACACCATTAACCTCTAATCTTGTTTCTTCATCATCGATATAATCATCTAATATTATTCCATTAAATAATGATTTACGATTGAAAGGTGTTTTTGTTGTTTTATTTATACCTATAGCTACGTTATTATTAGCATCTATCGCAAGAGCAGGATAATCCTTATCATTTATATAATTTGGAAGTGTTTGTCTTTGATATATTTTATCAATATCAGAAGATTTTTTACTAATATGAAATTCTAAAGGCATACCAGTTGTGGTTGATATGATTGCAGGAGATATATTAGACCCCCCAATTATTCCCATTGAGAACTTACATGGTTCATCAGTATTATTTACATCATTTCGTATTGATATATGAAGGCTATCGGCTTTGTTATTAGCATTTGAAACGATATTTAAAGGATGTGTATTTGTATATGTATCTACATATCCTCCTAAAGTTAAGAACGAAGGAGAAAAAACATTTTTAATATTATAATTAAAATTATAAACATCTTGATAACTTGTGTCTATTCCTGCTTGAAAAGGTTGATTTGCTGATATTTTATTTGCACTAATAATAAAATCTCTTATTAAACTACTTGTTAATGGATCGTTATCTATAGTTATATTATTTAATTCTAAACCATTGGCTTTTATGGTACCACTACAATAAATATTATTATCAACAAATAAAGATGTTTGAGAATTTAAAAAATTAGCACTAGCATTTCTAGAAGTATTAACAGCAATACCGTCAGAATTTACTAATAAATTCCATTTTGTATTATTTTGTGTTGTTTCTTGAGGATAATAAGTTTTTTCACCTACAACTAAATATTCATTTTCATTTAAATTAAGATTATCTAGATTTATTGCATTTCCATCATCATCTAATTGAAATCCTATACCAACCGAGTTAAGTTGTATAGCTGGTATTATACCCTCTGTATTATTATAACTCATTTATATGTTATTCTATTTAAAAGAAATATACTATTAATATTTATATATTAATATTTATATAAAAAAATATTAATAATATAAAAGAAAAAATGATATTATATAATTATTAAATTAAAATATAATAAATAATGAAGAGAATTGAAAATATTCATAATAAAACAAAAGATATTGACAGTGATAATCTACCATATAATAATAAAAATATATTACTTCAAACTAATGATTTAAGATTATTATTTGATAATAATGGTTTAAAAGATATAGAATTCAAAAATATTAATTTATATCGTGTTGCTTTTGTTCATAAATCATATTGTACGATGAAGAATACTGATTTTGAAAAAAGTAATGTAAAATGTCCGGATGATTGTTTACCTCTCCAAGATATTTCATATGAACGATTAGAATTTTTAGGAGATTCATTGTTAGGTATGATAGTAGCGAGTTATTTATATAATAGATTTCCAGATCAAAGTGAAGGGTTTTTATCCAAAATAAGAACTAAGATTGTTAATGGAAAAATGTTAGGATATTTATCCGATAAAATAGGTTTTCCTAGATATGCAATAATATCAAAGCAAGTTGAAGATTCTAATGGGAGAACTAATTATAAGATTATGGAGGATATATTTGAAGCTTTTATAGGCGCCCTTTATACAGATTTCCAATCACAAGAAGACGAAGTTTTATTGCCAAAAAATATTAGAATTGCTCCTTACTCTGGGGCAGGTTATTTTATTGTTGAATCATGGATTATATATATTATAGAAAATTATATAGATTTTAGCGAATTAATTAGAATCAAGAATAATTATAAAGATATGCTTGTATCATATATGCAGCATTATTTACAAGATATACCGCAATTTAAAGAATTGTCAGTTAATATAAAGGATAATAATAGATTATTTACATATTGTGTAAAAGATAGAAATGGTACTATTATTTCTACATCAACAGGAAAAAATAAAAAGGAAGCCGAAAACAATTCTGCTTTGGAAGCATTAAAATATTACAATGTAAATGTAAATGAATATAACTTTAATATATGACCAAAATCTAATATATATAAGTAAATTAATATTAATTATATCAATAACTTATATGTGTGACTTAAATATAACACATTTAGCTATATCTGGTGGCGGAATGAGAGGCGTAGTATATATAGGAGCATTAAGATATTTGTATTTAGAAAATTTACATAAAAATATTACTCATATTTCAGGAACATCAATCGGTGCTTTTATTGGATTAGCTATTGCATTTAAATTGGATATTGAAGATATAGAAGAAATTCTTATGCTTGCTATTAATGATGAAAAATTATGCAAAATCCCGTATAAAAATTGTATTAAAATCATAACCGAGTGTGGTCTAACAAATATAGATTTATTGACTAATCATATGAAAGATAAGGTTAATAAAAAATATAAAAATTTAGATGAAAATATTACTTTTTCTTATTTAGCAAAACGATTTGGGGTAAATTATTATGTATCTACTACGAACATATATACGTGCAAAAATAAAATATTTTGTATAGAAGATACCCCCGATGTTTGCGTTTTTAAAGCTTGCTCAGCTTCAATGTCAATACCTATACTTTTTAAACCTACAAAAATAGATGAAGATTATTATTATGACGGTGGCTTAACTAATAATTTACCTATTAATATATTTAAAAACGTTCCTTATGAAAATATATTGGGGCTTCTAATACATAAAAATTATCATAAAAAAATAGTAGATGATGTTGATATTCCTAAACCGAAAATAAGTGTATTATTTTTATTGAAACAATTAATAAATATATATGAAAAAAAAAGGGTAAAAATTGTAATGGAAGACCATATAGACCATAATAATATTGATTATTATTATATTCCAGATAACTATCCTGATATAAAATTAATGAATTTTGAATTTAAAAATAAAGGTGTTATAATGACACTTACAGAAGAAATGTTAAATAATTTTATATATTCAGGGTTTGAAAGCATGTCAAAATATATAGAAAAAAGGAGAAAGAAATTGGAAGAAGATAAAAATAAACTTAATCAAATCTAATGAATATAGTTAATTATATTTTTTGCGGTTTTATAATAAAAGGCGTCTTATTTATTATTTTAGAATTAACAGGTTTTTTGTTAAGAAATATATCACTGTTATTAATAATAAAATAAGGTAAAATATGTTTATTTATAATATCAATATAATCATTTTTTTCATTTAAATTATATATTAATGATATAAATTTTTTTACATATAATGAAACTTCAAATGATATCTGCTCTTTTTCATTCCAAACTTTATTTGGATTACTGAAAAAACTTTTATTTAAAAAAGCATGATGTATTCTGTAATAATCTTTAAATAGTTTCACATTATCTTTTCTTGTGTAATTATGTTTTTTTGATAATCCAAAATCATATATTAATATGTTATAGTCGCAACTTTTTAAATAGTAATCTTTGTTATATATTTTGTAATGATAATACCCGTCGTCATTAACACGTTGATATAAAAAATTCCCATAATGACAGTCTCGGTGTATATATCCTATATTATGAAAAGTAAGTATAGATAATATAACTTGAATAAAAATATTATATACTAAAGTATTATTATCTACAATTTTTTTTATAGTGAATAACTGTTTAATATCACCATGAGCTAATTCGTTTAAAATAATATAATATTTATTATTATTAATTTTTTCTGGTAGATTATTTTTTTTTTTCTTACAATTAATAACCTTATATGTTAATAAAAAATGTTTAGAAAATTTATTTAATACTATTTTTTTTGTAACGCTTGTGTTTATTTTAATCTCTTTTAAATTATCTTTATTAGATGTAAGAAGTTTTGAAACTACAGGATATTTACCTATTACATTTTTGATTTTTGTTATATATATAACACCATAAGAACTTTTTGTACCAATGATTTTTATTAAATTAATTTTGTCATCAATTGTATAACCATAATTTACATTGTCAAACTTTTTCTTTTCAAGACATTTATTATTAGAAATTGTTGATAATTTTTTATGAATATAATTATAATACATAATCCTTTTATCAAGATTATATTTGTTATTTTTATAATTTATTATATTATTCATATTTGCAAATGAATTATTTGTATTTTGGTTGCTTTGTGTTGATATTTCATTTGTATAAAGTTTTGTGATATTATTTTCATCAATAATATACTGTTTCCCTCCTATGAAAAATGAAATATTATTATCCATATATTTTCTATTATATTAATAATATAATATAATAGAGTTTATGGAACCATTTGTTTTCTTAATAGATTTAGATGGTACAATTATAGGTGATTGTAGTTATCAATGTGATATTTATAATATACAAAATATGATGAAAAATAATTTAAAAATATTTAAATCAGATAAAGCAAAATGTGAAACAATATTAAAAAATAGTTATAATAAAAATTCTTTATTAATAAGACCATATTTTAATGTATTTATGAATATGATAAAAAAAATATATCCAAATAGCTATATATTTGTTTATACAGCATCTGAAAAAGAATGGGCATATAAAGAGATAAATATTATAGAAAAGGAAAATAATATTAAATTTAATAGACCTATATTTACAAGAGATAATTGTATAATTGATAAAAACGGAAACATTAAAAAATCTGTTGGAAAAATAATGCCTATGATAAAAAAAACTATGAAAATCAATAAAAATCATGACATATCAAAGTCTTTATTAATAATAGATAATAATAATACATTTATAGATTATCTAGATAATTTTTTACTATGCCCTTCATATAATTATATTAAATTTATTAATTTATGGGATATAGTTCCTACCAATTATTTTAAATATGATGAATTTAAAAAATTTATAAAGAAAATGATTTCTAATAGAAAAATGCATAATGTTTCACAGCTAAATAATCAAGAAAAGCAAGAAAAAATATATAAATGGTTATATAAAAAACATAGAAATATTAATAATTATAATTCTTCTTATATTAATGATACATTTTGGAGGGATATTATTGTATTGATTAAATATAATAATGTTAAGGAATTTAATAAAAATGTAATATCAAATATGGTAAAAAGTATAAAGATTTAAATATATTAGATTATTAATAACAATGATATATATAAGTTTTGATGTAGGTGTTAAAAACTTAGCACTATGTATATTAAAAAAAACAGATAAAATAGAAATTATAGATTGGCGCATCATAACATTGGCAGATACGAAAAAAGAATTTAAATGTATAGACGACATATGTTTGCGCATTTATAATGAAATGGATATTATAATTGGATTTTTAAAGGAGAATGATATAAATATTATTAATTATGTTTTAATAGAGAATCAACCATCTAATTTAAATGGTATTATGAAAACTATACAACATATTATATATAATTACTATAGTTTATTAAAACATTGGGATGGTATTGTTGAAAATGTTATATTAGTAAATGCATCATTAAAATTGAAAACGCACGACTTTTTACCCATTATTGATAAAGATATAGATGATAAAAAAAATTCTAAAAATTTTAAAAGAAGCAAATATATCTTAAATAAAAAATTAAGTATAGAAATATGTGAAAACTATATTAAAAATAATCAAAGATTGATAGACATCTTCAGCAAAAATAAAAAAAAAGACGATTTAAGCGATTCGTGTTTACAAGCTGTTTCATATATTAGAGCAAATATTAAAAACGAACCTTTAGAAAAATATAATTGCTTATATTAAAATGAATATTCTATTGATATCTATGTATAGCGATAATTGGGATTGGAAAAAACAACATTTGCTATACAAAAAAACGATTGGTAAAAACGCAAAATTATATATCAAAAGGTATCATGATACAAATGGAATTAAAAAAATAATTGAAACAAAAAAAATTTTAGGAATTATAGTTAGTGGTTCTGATTTTTTTATATTAAATAAAAATTCTCCTAAAGTTCCTGATATAATATTTAATTATAAAATCCCTATTCTTGCAATATGTTATGGTTTACAATATTTATCAATTAAAAATGGTAAAAAGTCGAACATTAATAGTTTTAAAAATGGTATGAAAAAATATACAAAAAAAATAAATATATCATATCCATTTAAAGTTAAAAAATTAGAATATACTTATTATCATCAAGATTATGTAATTAATATAAATAAAAATTATAAAATTGTTAAAAAATTGGGTAAAAAAATTGTTATTATATACGATAAAAAATTGAAAATTTTAGGTATACAATTTCACCCTGAATATATTTATAAAACAGGAAGGGTATTTTTTAGAAAATGGATAGAATTTATAGGAAAAAAATAAAATATGCGTATTATATTTATTATATAAATTATTGTAAATATATAAACATTTGATTATCAATAAATATATAATATGTCATTAATATCTAATTTAAATAATAAAAATGAAGACTTGATAGAATTGAATAAAGATACATTTAAAAATTCTTTTAATTTTAATATACCCGTTAAAAATACATTTATAGATGATAATTTATTTAATAAAAAAAAAATAAGCGACGATGTTATTTCAATGTCATCGCGTTCATCGCGTTCTTCTAAAATTAGTTCAAATTCAAATAGTAAATATGAAAAAGCTAAATATATGAATAATATTAAAAATATCTATAAAAATAAATTTAATCGCGATAAAGACATTGACGGTTCAACAAGTGGTAGCGATACAGGTTATAATAATGTTAAAAATAAAAAGAAATTTATTAATGATGATATTAGTGATACGAGAAGTGTGAGTAGCGATGCGAGTAATAGCAGTAATAGCAGTAATGGTAGTGGCGGTAGTGGTGGTAGCGAAGGTAGTGATGAAAGTGGGGGAAGTGGAGAGAGCGGGGAGAGTGGTGGTAGCGGTGGAAGTTATCAAAGCCAAGATAGTAGAATAATAAAAAAAAAATATATGAGCCCAAAGGATATAATTAAACAAGAATTAAACGAAAAGAGAGAAATTATTTATCAATTAGATAGATTAGAATCAAAAGGGTATAAAATACCTTTTAAATTTAATATGAATTCCGATTTAGAAGAAATGAAATCTGAATATAGTAGAATTATAAAAGAAAAAGAGCTTGATGGAAGTATTAGATTTCAACAAAAAATGTTAATGGCATTTGTTTCGGGATCCGAATATATGAATACTAGATATGATCCTTTTTCTATTAAATTAGACGGTTGGTCAGAACAAGTAAACGAGAATATAAATGATTATGATGATATTTTTGAAGAATTACATTATAAATATAAATCAACCGGTAAAAAAATGGCACCAGAATTAAGATTATTCATATCATTGTCTGGGAGTGCGTTTATGTTTCATTTAACAAGTAGAATGTTTAAAGACCAACCTTTGCCCGATATTGAAAATGTACTAAAATCAGACCCCGAATTAATGAAACAGTTTCAAAATGCCGCAGCAAAACAATATATGATGGGTAATACAATACCGCAAAATGTTAATAATATAAATCAAAGTGAGAATTTATCACAAAAAAATTCAGGTATGAGCGATAGTATGGGAATATTTGGGATGGTTAATAATTTATTCGGTTCATTAACAAGCGATATGTCTTCTACTATGCAATCTCAAAGTTATCAAAAACCAACTATTTCAAATGAGCGTGCTTCTTATAATAATACAACGGAAGATATAGATAATATTATTAAAAACGTACATAGTAAAATATCAATAGATGATGATTTTGACAACCGGATTGAAACATTATCTGTAAGCGATGAAGAAATAACTTCTATTATTGAAGATACAGCAGATATTCATATATTAAAAAAAACAAATGCAAAACGAAACAAGGTAAATAATGATAAGCGTACATTAAATATATAAAAATGATGTTTTAATAAATTATTTTAATTTTTTTTATTTTTTCTTAAATTGCTAAGTTTAATAGCATTCTTTTTAACAAATTTACCGACATCATTGACAGAATTTGCAATTCTGCCAGGAGTGGATTTAATAGTTCTTAATGGATTACGTATAGTATTTTCAACTTCATCTTCAAATACTTCTATTTTTTCTAATAGTGAGCTTAATGTGCTAAGTAATATAGGTATTATTATTATAGTAAATAATAAGGTAATGAATAAGAATAAAGAAATCATAGTGCCGATAGCAATGACATCTCTTGACATATCTTCCGAACATTTGCATTTTTCATTAGTCAAATATCTTACATATTCAAAAGCATAATATATATATACAACAAATAATAGGAAGAATATAAATGTCGCTATTGATAACAATTGTACAAATACACTACCAACACTTTTAGCGACACCTTTAAGCGAAATAAAAGCTGTTATAAAGAAATATACTAATGCTATTATAGTAAAATTCTTGATAAACTCTTTGTTAGGGTGTTCTGAACATTCACAACCAATATTCTCAAGCTTGTATAAATAGGAATATATAATTATTAATAATATAACAAATATCATTTGTATAATTAAACTTGTATAGAAAGACAAATTATTATCCGACTCCTTCATATTATATTTTGCGTTTCTTACTCTATATTATAATATAGAAATTATTTATTTTCTAAATCCAAAATATTATAAATAATAAATTTTGTAGAATTATTAAAATTATTAATATCAATATTTTTAATACTATTAATAATATTAATATTTTTACGGGTATTTAATATTAAATATAATTGCTCTAAAAATATATCTAAAATATGTTTATATACTATATTTTCTTTAATAATATCAATTATATGGTTGTAAATATCATTTAATAAAATATCTATCGTGTTTAATTTAAATCTTATCCATATTGTTGTTATATTCATAATATTTTTTTTCCATTTAATATATTCACAATATATATCATAATCGTCTTTTAAGAATAAAATATTATTATCATATATATAAGCAGGTGGCTTCCATTCTTTATTTTTAATATAATTATCCCATTTATCATTAATTTTATTTTCTATAAATGTGTTATCATAAAACATTAAAATATTAGAATATAATATATTGTTGTTTAATAATATATATTCCCATATTATATCAAATGTATTATCTTTTTCCTCGGTGTTAATTATTTCAATAATTTTATCATAAATATTATTTTTATTAATAATTGTTAATTTATTTAACAATCCCAACAGTTTCCTTTTTAGGATTGAGCTTTTTTCAAAATCTGGTATAATAACATGTACCTTATTTTTTTGCTGTAAATTTTTTTCCTTTTTAATAAAGTTTTTTTTAACCCATATCATTTTGGGGTCATACAATGAATTAAAACAGTTAAAATTTTTTTCCAATTCATCAACTTTATTTGTAATATTTTCGGGTATATTTTTCACATTTTTATATTTATCTAGAAAATATGAAAATTCAATTTTAATAATATTATCATTCATTATAATTAGTAATATTTAAATAATCTTATATAATTAAATTTACATAAGGCGATAATATATATATAAAATTACAAATGACTGTATCAATTACAGAATTAAAAAAAATTAATAATTTTGTTAGTAATATTGAAGAATTATATGAAAATGAATTAATTTATAGAATGGTAATAGTTTATAATAGTAATTTAAATACATATCTTGAATTTTTAAGAAATAATAATAATAGCGTATATGTTGTAAGAAACGATGAATTTATATATGAAACTGATTATTCTAAATTAGACTGCAGGATTTTGATGGTAAACGATAAATATTATAAAAAATTTATTAAAAATAATAGCAATTCGTATTTTTACAATTATACATTATTTACCCCCTGTTGTAATAAAAATAATATACTAAATATTTAGATAAGATGGTAAAAAAAATTAGTAAGACAAATTTTAAAAGCAATAATATGATTATATATTTATTATTTGGTATATTTATATTAATATTAATAGTATTTTTTATTAATAATAAAAAAATGTGCGAGAATTTTATAAATGATAGTTTAAATAATAGTAGTGATGGAAATGTTAAAATTCATTATTATTATATGGAAGGATGTGGATATTGTGATCAATTTAGTAATTCGGGAATATGGGAATCTTTAAATGATAATTTAAATAATAATGCAAAATTTATAAAGAAAAATATAGCTGAAAATAAAGATGATATCAATAAGTATAATATTGCTGGGTTTCCTTGTATATTAGCAATTGACAATAATAATAATAAATTAGCAGAGTATGAAGGTGATAGAAGCTATAATAGTTTAGAGAAATTTGTACAATCATTCATATAAAATAATATTGAAAATCCGTTAAAGATAATAATATAAGATAATAATAAAGTATTGATATTATAAGATAATAATGGGTGGAGGTTTAATCCAATTAGTATTGAACGGGCAAATGGACGAATATATAACTGTTAACCCGTGTATTAATTATTATAAATATGTTTATAGAAAACATACTAATTTTGCTTTAGAAAAACGTGTCGCTGTTCCTATAAACAATGCTAACGCAGGATTTTATAAAAGTGTTAAAATGACGTATAAGATAGAAAGACATGGCGATTTATTGACAAATATGTATTTATCATTTAGAATACCAGATATCTACTCAAATAATGAATTACAATTTAGATGGGTAGAAAATTTAGGATTTAATTATATTAAAAATGTTGATTTGCTTATTGATGGTAATAAAATAGAAACTTTATATGGCGATTGGATGAATATATGGAATGAATTAACAAATAAAGATGGTATAGAATATAATAAATTAATTGGAAATGTAGTTGAATGTATAGCACCAACAACATCACAAGTCAAATATACTGTAATAAATAATAAATTGTATTTTTCAAGTTATCCTAATAAAAATATTAATAGTAAATCCCCAAGTATAAAAGAAAGAGAAATTCAGGTACCTTTAAATTTTTGGTTTACAAAAAATCCTTCTCTTGCTTTACCTTTATTAAAATTGGCTAATAATGAAATTACTATAGATGTATATACCAATGATAGGGGGGTCGAAGGGTTATATAAAATATGGTCTACAAAATTGAATAATTATGTTAGTAGTAGTTTCTATAATCAATTGCATAATACAAAAATATCAATAGATAATTTTACAAAAACTACTAATCACGATGTTAAAAATGAACTCCATTTAACATATGTATTTTTGGATACTATTGAACGTAGCAAAATGTTATTAGAAACAAATAGTTTTGATTATGTAATAGACACTGTTAAATTTACAGTTAAAGATATAGATGCTGTTACAGAATCAACTACATCTTGTGATATTAATAATGCGAATAATCATATTAAAGAAATTATTTGGTTTATACGTAGAAATGATATGATATCTAAATATAATGATTATCTAAACTATACAGCTTCGCCATATTATTTAGAAAATATGGGCATATTATCAAGTGCTGTTATAAATTGGACGAATACAGTACGTGCCGAACATAATGCAGAATATTATAATAATGTCCAACCATATTATCATCATACTAATGTACCTAGGACAGGAATATATTCTTATTCTTTTGCTTTGTTTCCTGAAAAAATAAGCACATCTGGTTCTTATAATAATTCAAAAATAAAAACAACTATTTTATTAACAACAAAAGATTATAGCAATGATGATTTATTTAATTTAAATCAAAATATTACTAAAAAAATTTTAGATAATTATTCATATGAAGTTAAATATGAAGCTAATTTTTACGTAAGAGAAATTAATATATTATCAGTAATAAACGGTAGTGCTCAGTTAAAATTTGTGTAATTTTTTTATTCATTTAATATAAGTATATCATATAATAATGGATTTATTAGTATTGATAATTATAGTAATAGCAGGGTTAATAATTAAATATTTAATTGATGTAATCGCAAATATGAGCAAAGAGATAAGAGAGATTAAGGATAAATGTATAAGACATGGCTCTGTAAAAAAATTAAATAATGATGATACTTATATGCCTGTTAAAAATTTAAGTAAAGATATTATTAAAAATATATCATATTTTAAAGATTATTTTTAAAAACATATAAATATATAACCTCTTATATAATTAACAAATAAAAAAAAAATGGCAAGAAAGGCAAAAAATAGTGATGATAAAGCATTAGAAATAAAAAAAAAAAAAACTTTGATGAGTACAATTGTCAAAGATGTTACAAAGGTTGAGAATGAAGATATAATTTTACAATTACCTATTGAAGATGTGAGCAATGAAATAATAATTTGTGATAATATCGAATTGCCAAAACCTTATGAACCAAATTGTTATTATTTAAATGATTCAAATTTGTATAATAATATTCAGGACAATAATTTAGAAAATATAGATGAAACAAATGAATATATGCTAGAATACGGATATAATAAGAATATTTTTAAAAGCAACAATAATTGTTATTGGTGTTGTCATCCTATAGAAGATAGGACATATGGAATGCCATATAAATATAATGTCAAAAGTGATACATATGTGTTATTTGGGAATTTTTGTTCATTAGAATGTGCTAATGCTTATAATTTTTCTTCTCATTGTGGCAGTGACAAGGTATGGGAAATTAATAGTTTAATCCAAATGCTTAGTAAACATTACGGATTTACTAACCCAATAAGACCGGCACCTTCAAGATTTTTATTAAAATTATTTAATGGTCCTTTGTCAATAGATGAATTTCGTAAAAGTCATTTATCAAATGATAAAACACATATTATAAATTTACCCCCTATGATAACAACAAATTATAATTATGAGATTGTTAATACATCTTATATTAAAAATATAACAGATAATATAAATAATCAAGGACAGAATGGAAAAAATGAAGTATATAATTTTAATAAACAGTTAGGTATCAAAATATGATATCATAAATAATTTTTTTATCATCTTGAAAATAAAAAATGATATAAGGCCAATAATCTTTATATATACTGTTAAAATGTCTGAAATATATTTTTCGAAATATAGAATCTCAACTATAACTTGCAATGCTAATATAGGAATAAATATAAACTTGGATTTAAATATATTATTTAATAATATTAAAATAAAGGAAAACTGTTTTGACGATAATGAAGGTATAGTTTGGATTCAATTTATGAAAGATGGTGAAGATATAACAAGAGGGACTTATCCTAAAAAAAGAAGAAAGAGTAAAAAGGATAAGGTAAAAAAAAATAGATTTGACAATCAAGTTACTATTATTTATATGTTTAATAATATTTATATTCCAAATGTTAAGATATTTAAAAATGGAAATATACAACTAACAGGAATTAAGGATGTAACGCATACTGAAATAATTGTAAATAATATTATAGAAAATATTAAAAATATATATAAAAATGTTTCGGTAGATATAATAAATCCGTCTAATAATGTCGATGAATTAAAATATCAAAATTTTAAGATAAGGATGATTAATACAGATTTTAAAGTTTATACAGATCCAGAATTAACAAAAGGGTTTGACTTGAAAAGAAAGGAAATACATAAAATATTTATTGGCGACGAATATAATAATAAATGTTCTTTTCAACCTGGTATATATCAAGGTGTAAAGTTAGAATATTTTTGGAATAAACAAAGTAAAAAAAAGAATGGCATTTGTTGTTGTCCTAATACTTGTTATGGTAAAGGAAGTGGAAATACAATAGGTGATTGTAAAAAAGTAACAGGTGCATTATTTGAAAGTGGTAGCATATTGATAACTGGAGGTATTAATTTTGAACAAGTTGATGAGACATATAAATATATATGCGATTTTCTAAAAAAACATAAGGATAACATTAAAAAACCTCAACCTAAGATTTTATTAACATAACAACTAAAATTATAGTTATCGTCTGTCGTATTATATTTTTGATACATATGAGTGTTAACTGTATTATTACCGGGTCTATTATAAGATGGTATATGATGTTTGGCGTAAAATTGAGAACTATATGCTACAGCATCTGGTATTACTGTAGGTTGAGTATAACTATTACCCCAAGGTTTCTTGTCAAATAAAACATCACCAGTATATAAACCGGCATTTTTAGGAGGTGAAGGAACAGGGACATTATAGTTATAATCTATTTCTGTATATTCTATATTTTTTTTCATTATAATCTCTATTATTATATAGATAATAATTGGTAATATAAAAATAACAATTTAAATATTTAGAATAACCTATAAATTAATGTTTTTTAGTAATTCTCCTAATGTAATAATTTTTTCATATCCCTTATACGATATAATAGATTGATATCTATTATAGTATCTATTATCAATCAATCCTATTTTAGACCACCACGATGAACCCTTTGAATTTTCACTCGCATCTGTATCGATAGCTAAAATATCGTAGTCTGATAAAATACGAAAATTAATATTATCACAGAGTATATATTTATCTCCTTTTTTACAATTAAGTAAATATAAGGCAAAATTTTTCAATAATATTTTTGATAATCCACGACCTTGATATTCTTCACGAATATCAACATCTAATTGATATTGGTCATAAAAATTCAAACTAAAATATCCTATTAATTCTTCATTTTCATTATATAACTCAGAAATTAATTTAAAAGCTCCGTCGTAATAAACTTTTGGTTTATATTCCATGGTTTATAACTTTAAATATAAAAATAGTTGTCAATTTTATTAGAAAAGAGTACATAATTATATTTTTATTTATTATTTATAACTTTTAATATTTTTACAGTTTTTTATCAATTATGTACTCTTTTTAAGAATTACTATTATTTATATAAAGATAAAAATATTTCAAATATATAAATGAGTAATAAAAAAAAGCAGAAAACGAAAGATAACCCATCCTTTATAAAAGATGGTATGGAAACAGACGAAATTAGAGATATAGTTCAAGAAATAATGTTAAATATTGAGGAGAATAGAAATAAAATGAGTCATGAAGCTATAATTAGCAATTTAAAGAATAATATAAATAACATAGACTTTTTTGAAAAAAGGTATCCAATGTTATATAAAATGGTTGTACAAGAAGAGGGGTTTGAATACCAAAATTTAGAATATTTTTTAAAAATGCGTGAAAACATTGTGCAAAATAAAATGACAAGCGAAGATGCTTCTATAAAGGTTGGGCAAGAATGGTTCGATAAGTTTTATAAAAAATAAAGTTATATAAGATTATAATATATTATAATAAATAATTATGAATTCTGAGCCACACATTATTAATTTCCCCAAAAATATTACGGACATTATCAATGAAACTTATAATATATATAATAGCATTGATGATGATAATAAAACCTATTCTAATTGTTTAATTATTGTATTAAAAAAATATCATCTGTGGCCAAATATTAAAGTAAAGAAATTCAAAAATCGCAGTGATATTGTATTATTGCATAATAATTATAAAATGGGGGAAATTTATGAATATAAAGAATTGTATGAACAATGTCGTAGTGTTGTTTTAGATTTTACACAATCTTTTAATAATAATGTTGTTGTTACATTTGCCAATTCTATACCTGTGAGGTCAGATATTAATAATTATATGTTAAAATTTTATCATAATACAGACAAATGTTATGAAGCATATGATGGAACAATGATTACGGTTTATAATCATGATGATAATTGGTATTTTGGAACTTCTAGTTGTCCTGATGCGAATAGTTCTAAATTCTCACACCCTACAAAGACACATGGACATATGTTAGATGACATTTTATATAAATTTTTTGGAAAACTTTTAAGTAATGATGAATTGCTTTTATCACATACCGAAGTTTCAAGAATCCTAAGAAATAAGTTTACATCATTTTTAGATAAAAGCAAATCATACGAATTCATTATAATTCATCACGAAAATATCCATATTATTGATTATACTAATATTTTAGGTGAAAAATATATGGAAATTGTTCACGTAAATACTAAAAATAGACATTATTTAACTGAAGAGGATATTAATGTTGTCAAAATCAATGATTTTGTTGAACTAGGTGTGTCTTATCCTCTTGAATTTAGTGATATCAATACAGCATTAAATCATATCAATAAAAATCCATATAGTTATGGTCTTATTATCAAGAAATTAATTGACAATAATATTAAACTGTATAAAATTTCAACGGATGTTATTAATCATCGTGAAGAGACCGACCCGTGCCATCCTAATACATGGATCAATATTTTAAGCGTGTATATGAAAAATAAACATAATTATACTATTAAAGATTACATTAATAATTATGTTCCCAATCTGGTTTTGCCAATCGATAATAACGGAAGACAAATTGACCCAACATATTTAATTCATACTATTATTTCTACTATTAAAGACAGCTTATATAGCTATTATGTTTCAACTACTACATATTATCCCAAATATGGTAGATATAAAATGAATAAAGATTTGGATAAACAGTTTCCACCAATTATTCAATATCATTTGGCACAGTTAAGAAATCTACAAGTAGTAACTTATAAAGAAAGGATGATTACATCATCAAATGTATATTATTATTTGTGTCAATGTAATGATGTTAAAAATATAAAAACATTAATTCAATTCTTTGCCTCAAATCCAGTGAATGAGATGCACCCAAGAACATCTATGTGTTTTGCAATTATGAATAGTTTAATATCGTAAAAAAATATAATTTTCTTAAATAGAGAATATAAGTGGAGTATGGATTATTATTCAACACAAGGATGGGTTTATATAGTAATAAGTTTAATAGCTACAATTGTAGCATTTTCAATAAATATATATTTAACAGGTCCTGGTTTATATTTATTTGGATATTTATTTTATATATTAATAATTTTAATAACAGCTTATAATATAACATGTTTAACTAAGGGCGAATGTTATATTTGGAGCTGGATAGTTACAATATTATCTGTATTACCAATGATAATGATAATAATTGTTGCATCTATAGCTGCGGTAAATAAAAAATAAATTTATTTTTATGAATTATATTAATAGATATAATGAATCAAGTTGAAAAACGAGAAATTAAACTTGATATTATTTTAAAAAATATAAAAAAAAATTTAGATATTATAAATAATAAATATATATCTATTGAACAAAATGGTATAAAAAAAAATCAAGATTTTATTTACAATATTAAAATATTGAAGAATTATATTAAAAATAATTTTAAAAATGAAAAGAAATTGTTGAATAATATAAAAAAACAACATCTTTATTTAAAAAATAATAAAATGAATAAATTAAATCAAATTGTAAAGGAATATAATGATATTTTAAGTGATACAAAAAATATATATGTAAATATTAAAAAAATAAGTGATGATTATATTATGAAAGAAAAAAATAATGATTCATATAAACATGATGATACTCATAGTATATATATTGATAATTTATTAAAAAAATTAAAAGAGAATGTAAATAAATTAAGTTAATGAAAAAATTGATATATAGAATATACATTTTTATTAATATATAAGTAAGTATAGAATGTTTAAAAACTACGCCTTTGATATTAAAGACCCTTCAAATAATCATAGCTTTGAAATTGACGATGTTGATTTATCAATAGTAAATGGTATTCGTAGAATAATATTAACAGACATTCCTATACCTGGTATTATTGGTGAGAAATTAGACAAAGATGAGCCGACTGTTAATATTATAGCAAATAATGGAGCATTACATAACGAATTCATTATTCATCGCATAGGATTAATTCCTATATGTTTAACTGAAGATGAAATTGAATCATTTGAAGATAATTCGCTAATTATAGAATTAAATGTTAAAAATAATTCTAATAAGATTATGAATGTATCAACCGCGGATATAAAAGGTACTATGAATGGAAAAGAATTAACAGAGAAAAAATTGAAAGAAATTTTTCCTCCAAATAAAATTTCTAATGATAATATTTTAATAACTAGATTAAGACCGGGAGAATATTTACATTTCACTGCTAATGTTGTTAAAAAAACAGGCAGAGATAATGCGTCATTCAATCCAGTATCATTGTCTAATTTTACATATATACAAAATCCTTTAGAAGCAGAAAAATATGATAATATTTTGGATAAAGAAAGAGCATATTATAAAAATAAATATGGTGATCCCATTAGATTTCAATTTAATATAGAATATATAAATATCAATGTTGGACCAAAATATTTAATACCGAAATCTTTAGATATTATTACAGATAAATTAAATAATATAAGAAAAGAATTAGTAAATCTAGAAAAATCCAATAAAATGAAAATACAACAATTTCAAGATATTGAAGGGTGTTATGAGTTTATAATTGAAGACGAAGATGATACATTGGGAAATATTATACAATCATACATACATAATAAATACATTAGAGAGAAAAATAAGTTTAATAATTATAATTGCATTTATGCGGGTTATATTTGCCCACACCCTTTAAAAAAAATAATGATATTGAGAATAACAATCGAAGATATAACTGATAATAAGGTAGCAGTATCATTTTTAGATGCTAATTGTAAAGACATAATTGATGCTATTTCTGTAATTAAAATAAATTGGAATAAATTTTCGATAGAAAATAATATAATGTAAATAATATAAATATTTTATATATCTCTTTGTATTAAAGAGAAAGGATATATCTTAAATGTCGGTAGAGATTCAAAATAATATATTTGAAATAGAAAATGAAGAGTTAGATGATATAGAATATTTGGAAATATTATCATTAGATGAAATTATTAAAGATAACCCTTATTTCATTGCTTTATCGAGAAACGATATATATGAAAACTTATATGAAATGTTTCAAAATAAAAAGAGATCACAATCGGTAACGCAACTTTTTTATGATATATTAGAATATACTAATAATAAAGAAGGGAAATTATCAAATTATGATAATTATATTTTTAATGTTGAAGCTGAAAAAAAAGAAAATTTATTATTATATGATGAAAAAAAAGATGATGCTTTAAATTTCAATAAATTATCTAAGTTAAACTCTGTACAGAGTGAAGAAGCAAAAAATAAATATTTTTTTTCAATTAAATACGATACATCATCTAAAAATTTAAAGTTCAAACCTACCGCAAAAATCAATGCTTTAATACAACCTGTAAATGAAGAATATCCCGTTTATTACCCTGTATATCCTATAGATAATGTTAATCTTCCAATATTGGCTGCTTATTATAAAATACCTGTATGTACTGTAAATGATTATATATATAATAAAATAGCATCACATTTATTAAATAGTAAATGTATTAACCATATAAAAACAGATAATATTTATGATATAAATGTATTGATTAAAAGAGTTAAACCTGATATAAATGATGTTGTTAAATATTTAACTGATAGTTTTGCACTTGATTATTCAAATATATATAATATATTTAAAAGATTTGATATGTCCTTTGATTTTATAAATGAAAATGATTTTAATATTTTATGCGAACATATGATATCATTAACGCATTATGAAAAAGAGAGAAAGAATATAATTAAAAGTCATAAAATTAAAAAATGTGATTTAATAAATAAAAAATTAACATTCTTTGACAAATTGGCATCATCTATAAAATTAATAAAATTAAATGAAAAAACAATTGAATTTTTAAATAATTTAAAACATATGTTAGAAGAATATCAAGAACAAAATTTTGATGATATAATACCTATAAACAATCTAGATATATATGACATAATAACATCTATAAATAATGATGAAAGTGTAATGGACGGTATTTTAAAAAAAATTAAGGCGTCCGTTAAAAATATAAATATTATTGATGGAATTAAAAGTATAAATAGTATTTTAAATACACATGATAATTTAGATAATATTATTGATGAGCAAGAATATATGAAAACATTATTTGAATATTCAAGAGATCATATATTTGATTATGATAAAGATGGTAAAAAATATTTAATATCTTATAGAGAACAAAAAGAGATAAAAGAAGGCGAAGATAGAGAAAATTATGAAGGTGGAATAAATGATATATATGTTAATGAAAATTTAGATTTGGAAGATATGGAAAATATTGTATCAGAGATAGATGATAATATTTATGTAAATAAAAATTATAATGAATATGACAAATATTTAAGAAATCTCAATTATAAAAATGAAAAAGGATTTTTAGAATATATTAGTATAATCTTAAAGGATTTAAGTAACATTAGTAAATTGGCTAATATAGAGATAGATTATGAGTTATTATGTAACGAATTATTTAAATATTTCAAAAGTCTACCAACGAAATATAATAGATATAAAATAGCATTTAATGATGAAAATTTAGATATTGATGATAAAATGATTATAGATTTTATAAAAATAAAACCTATAAATATCAAAAAAGGTATATTTAAAGACGCAGATGATGATATTAATATTATCATAAATAAAATAAATGATGAATATTTAAATTCCTTAAATGAATTATTTGTAAATGCTGTATCATTTTGGATAATATCAATACAAGAAAAAATAATAAACAATACTATATTAATTGACGAGAATTACATGAATAATGCTTATGTAGATAAATGGTATTTATATGGTTCTCCTATATCTAATTTAGATAAAAGTGCTAAAAATGGTGTATTACCATATATATTAGAAATAAGTATTGAATATTTAAAAGAAAATAATGAAAATTATTACGAATATAATAAAATATATGATAATGTAATTAAAATAATATCTGATAAATATTTAGATATATTAGAAAATTTAAAAAATAAAATTACAATTAACAATGAAAAAAAGAAGGTTGAAAGAGGTCTAAAAGAACAAGCAAATTTATTAAAAAGTTTTAAAGAAGGTAATAAAGATAAATTAGAAAAAGATTATATTAATGCTTTGATATATATGCCTGGAGTTAATTATAAAAAAATACATAAATTTTTAATAGGATGTTGCTTAAAAAAAATAGATGATAGTTTCGATACAGATGGAGATATGATAAAGGCTGGAAGAAAAGATTTAATAGCAATTAAAAAATTTTACGCTAATAATAGAGTAACCAATAGTCAAAGATTATTAAGATATATTCCAGAACTAAATGGAATTAAAGATGAAATCATGATAGATAAAAATATAAATGTAATTCATTTAGAAGAATATATTTATAATGTTAAAAATGATGAAAATATCGTTTCAGAATGGTTAAACAAAATGTATGATAAAAATCCATTATTACCAAATATAATTATTGAAGAATTTAAAAATAACTCAAAAAATATTAATAAACATATTGAAAGTAATATAAATATATTAGCAAAAACAGCAAGAATAAGCAATAAAGATATATATAATAATTTTATTACAAAAAATATTAATTATAAAAACATAATGTTATATGTATCAAAAACATTATTTAATTATAAAAATATTTATAATGATGATAATTTAAATCTGTTAATTGATAATTCCATAAATTATATTAAAAATATAATAAAGGATTTATATAAACTTAATAAGGTTTTAAATGATGATATATCAAATGAAATAAATAAAATAAATTTATATATTTTGAGTAGAGTAATATGTTTACCTTTCACTCCTGATAATGTTGATAATAATATATTAAAATCATTAGTTGATATTCCAATGAATTTTATAGAAAAAAATTCTAAGGATATATTAAAATATATATTAAATATATTCAACATATCTATATTTCCCACAATGGAAGAAAATATAGATTTTTTAAATAAAAAGAGAGAAGAAAATAAGCAAAAAAAATTAAGCATATTAAATAATAAAACCGTAGACGACAATCAATTAATAACTAATTTAAAAAAAGCTGGCATAAAGAATAATCTTATGGATAATGACGATGAAGAATTAAATGAAAAATTTGATATAAATGAAATGTATAATAGCAACGAAAAGAATGATAAGCCTTTATCTGCGATAGATGAAGACAATGACGATGAAGATATGTTATATGAAGACATGGGGTTTATATATAGTTAAAATATATTTTATACATTTTCTCCGTTATTCATTTCCATATTATTGGCTTTTAATAATAATTCCTTAGCTTTTTTAATATTTTCTTCGTTTATGGTATTAATGTTAACAAGTGAAACATCATTTGTTATTAATTTAGGATTACTCTTTCTTTTTATAGAATTATTACCAATAATTCCATTTAATTGTATAGGTACATATCTATTAGCATCTGAGAATAATTTAGCAACATTCATTTTATGTCTATAAGGAATTTCTTCAAAAGCACAATCTTGTATTAAATTTTCATATTTTAAATTAATAATTCCTATTTTTTCCTTATATTTTTCGTCATTATCTTCTAAAGATTCTATTTCTTGAGATAATAACATAAACTGTTGAGATAATTTTTTAAATATTTCAAATTTTTCACTTGATTTAATACTATTTGATAATGACATTATTAAAACACTAACAGCATTAACAACAATATTAGGTATTTTAATATCATTGGCATTGTCGCTAATACTATTTATAATACACATCGCAGAAGATGTTAAGACAAGAGGGATGTTAAAACAAAATTTAACAAAACTCCAATGTGTTGCTGATTTAGTACATAATAAAGTCATTGCTTCACATTTATCTAATAATTTTTCTACATTAATCATTTTATACTTTATAATATTAATATATTTTTTTATAATATAAATTAAATTATAATAATAGAAAGACAATGGATATTGAAGTAAAACCCGATAATTGGATGTTAACTAATCGCATTGGATATAACAAATATGTGTATAATACTTTTCACCCTAAAAAATATGAAAATAATAATATTAAAAATGATGTTAGTAAAAAATTAGGTTGTGAATGTGATAAAGGAAGTTGTGATTTACATATTAAATCGGTTTCTCTATTTTCACAACAAAGAATTATTAAAGATTATATGCAATTTGATAGTCCGTATCGTGGTATATTATTATATCACGAATTAGGTTCTGGTAAATCAGCAGCATCTATCGCAGCAGCCGAAGGTTATATAAATAGAAAAAAAATAGTTATAATGACACCAGCATCATTATCACAAAATTATGAAAATGAATTGATGAAAATATCTAAAACAGGTTTGAATCTTAAAAAGTCTTGGACATTGCTAAAAGTAGAAAAAACTAACAATGAAATGATGAGAATTTTAAATAAATATGCGATAACAGATAAAATTATAAAAAAAGATGGTTTAGTGTGGGTTCCATTATATAACAATGATATAATAGGTGCCGAAATAATAGTTGAAAAAACTAAATATTCAGCAATCCCAAGTAAATATAAGGATAATGTTGATCAGACAATAGCGCATATTATTAGAAATCGTTATACTTTTATAAATTATAATGGTTTAACTGCTAAAATGATAAAAGATATGGGTGATTCACCATTTGATGATACTTTTGTTATAATAGATGAAATACATAATTTTATAAGTAGGATTGTTAATGGTTCTAGATTGGCGCGTTCAATTTATAATCATATGATGAATGCTAATAATATTAAAATAGTTCTTTTGTCTGGTACTCCTATTATAAATCAACCTTATGAAATAGCTACATTAATAAATTTAATAAGAGGTCCTATAATTACATATAAAATACCGATAATGAACGGGCGAACAAATAAAGAAGAATTAATAGATACATTAGAAAAATCCAAACATTATAATTATATAGACGAATTATATCTTGATGACAAAAATGTTAATATAGTATTATTTCCTAAAAATTTTGTTAGAAAAGATAATGAAAAATCTTTAATAATCAAAAATGATTGGGTTATGGAAGATAATGCAATAATAAAAGATATAATAAACAAAGTAAATAATAATGATACTGTTAAAAAAGCATTATCAAAAAATATTAATTTGCCTAATAACAAAAAACCTTATCTAATAGTATCTAATGGGATTACAGGAGCAATGAAAACAAAAATGGTAGAAAAGATAATTAATGATTTAAAATTAAGTACAAATAATGTTAAAATAAATATTGATGATTTAGTTGTAAATAATGAAGAATATAAAAAGAGAATATTAGATATAATCAATAATGTAAATAAAGAATGTAATAATAATAAATCTTGTATTTTAGATAAATATGAAAACCCGAGCGAAAAATTATTAGAAGATTTTAAAAAAGCTTATTATGATGTAAGAACGGGTAATAAAAATATATATTGTACGCCGGAAATTAAAAAATCTTGCGATTTATTATTAGAGGATAACCTTAAGAAAGCGTTAAAAGAAAATAAAAATATAATATTTGAAACACAAGGCTTACATCCCCCTAAATGGTTATTATCACAAATATATTTAACAGATAGATATAATGTTATTTATGGGTATTCTTTTCCATCTATAGAAAATTCAATAGATGTTATTAAAAAAAGAGCAATTGCGAGAATAGATAAATTTGAAAAAAATCAAAAAATGGATGCCCCCCGTTATCCTTCTATAGATAAAAAACATATTACTAAAAATGTTAACCAAATAATCAGTGTGTTAAAAGATATACGAAATAACTGCGTTAATGAAGATGAAATTATGATATCTAATTGTGGTAATAAAAAAATAGATAAACTTTTAATATATAATCCCGATAATAATTTTAATTTTAATTTAGTATATGATAATAATTATGATAATAATATGAGTGAAAGTGATTTTGAAAAATTATTAAATGAAATTATAAACGATGAAAAAGGTGATAAAAAAAATAATATAACTTTAAATAAAAAATATCAGATAGAAAAAAATTACGCTCTTCCTAATAAAAAAGAAGATTTTGATAAATTATTTATAAATGATAATGACCCAGAGAATATTAAAATTAAAAATGAAGATTTGTTTAAAAGAAGAGTATTAGGAACATTAAGCTATTATAAAACAACTGGGTCAGAATTTTTCCCAAATGTTTTACCAACAAATTATAAATTTTTGAATATGACAAATCATCAATTAAATAAATATGTAGAGGTGAGACGTAAAGAAATGGATATGGACGATAGAAAAAAAAAATTTGGAAACAAAGGAAAGGCTGACGTTAATTCTGTATATAGAGCTTTTAGTAGAATGGTGTGTAATTTTGTATTTCCAGATAATATCAAGAGAGCTTTTCCTCAAGATATTCGTTTAATAATGAAAAAAGAATTAGCAAAAAATGCCGAAGATGATTATAGTAAAGAAGAGGAAGATAAAAAGGATATTAATAAAGCTGTCGCGACACAATATGAAAAACAATTAGAAACAGCAATGAATGAATTAAGTAAAAGTGATGCTATCAATATTGATAATTTAAAAGAATTATATAGTCCTAAATTTGCCGAAATGTTAAAAGATATGAATGAATCACCAGGAACTGTGTTGGTATATTCACAATTCCGTATGGTTGAGGGTTTGGGTATATTAAAAGAAGTTATGAATAGAAATGGATATGTTGAAATAAATATTATTAAAAGTGAAGAGTTTGGTTATATCATCGAGGATATAGAAGTTTTTAATGAAAAATATGATAATAAAAGATATGTTGTTTTTAATTCCGATAGAACAAAAACAAATATATTAATGAATTTATTTAATGGTGATTTTTCATTATTGCCTGATAATATTAAAATACAAATTGATGGTATAGAAAAAATAGACCAAAGATATGGTAAGTTAGTAAAAACTATGATGATTACACAATCGGGAGCCGAAGGTATATCATTAAAAAATGTAAGACGCGTTTTAATAACAGAATATTTTTGGAATTCTGTTAGAATTAATCAAGTTATAGGTAGAGCTGTTAGAACATGTAGTCATATGTCATTACCGAAAGAACATCAAAATGTAGGGGTTTATATTTATATAATGAAATTAACTAAAGAGCAATTGGCGAATAATCCTACATTAAGAAAAAAAGATAATGAATTAACAACAGATGAACATATATTATATTTAGCACAAAAAAAAGAAGGTTTAATAAATAGTTTTTTAAATATGTTAAAATCATCTTCTATAGATTGTGTTATCCATTCAAATAAAAATAAACCACTAGTAAATGGGTACAAATGTTATAATTGGCCTATAAATGTAGATGATAATAAATTATCATATACTGAAAATATAAATACCGACAATAAAATACAACAACATCAAAAATATCAAAAATTAATTAAAAATAAAGGAAAGGTTATTAGTAAAAATGGAATTAAATATGTTTTATTAGGAGACAAAATATACGACTATGATAGTTATGTAAATGCTGGATTATTATATTTAGCAAATATATAAATAGAAAACATATTATTTAAAAATAATAATTAATTATATGGGAGATAATATGAAATGTATTAATAGAGATAAAAAAACTTTTAAATTATGCAGTAGAATAGCAAATCATAACAGTAATTTTTGTCGTTATCATAGCAATAATGATTTATTTATAAATAAAATATTTAAATTAATATTTGAAAAAAAAGAAATATTGGATATGACAGATATATATAACTTATATAAATATATTACCGACAATATCAATGAATATAAATACAAAGAAGAAAATCCCGGAAACCTATTTAAATCCATATTAAATAATATACCATTTAATATGTTGTTATCATTATCTGTAAAATATATTAAATATCAAAATAATTATTCAAAAAATGAGATTTATGATTTTCTATATAAATTAAATTTTAAATCATATAATATCCGCAATAAATATGTTATTAAAAAGTTTCAAAATAAGTATAGGTATTATTTATTATGTAAAAACATAGATTATAATAATATAATTAATTGCGACGATATATTTACTTGCGAATCTATTAAAGATATACCAAAAAATAATTTATTTATTTTAAATGATATCAACGGGCTTTACGGATTTGACGCGGCTGAATTAGATTATTTTATAAAAAAATGTAAAGAAGATAAACGTGAGCCATATAATCCTTATACACGTGAAAAAATATCAAAAAATATGATATGGAAATTAAATAAATTTATGGAATATAATAAAATTAAACCTAAGAAAGATAAAAATAAATGGACTACCAAACTGAATGCTTTTACCGATTTATCAATAGAATTAGAAAGTAAAGGTTTTTATAATAATCCAGAATGGTTTAATAAAATGTCATGTGATAAAATATTACAAACAATAAAATACTTTAAAGATTTATCATATCAACACAGTGAAAGTAAATTATATTTCTTGAATACGGAAAATGTAGATGTAAATAATGAAGAATTTATATTTAATTTTTGTAAAGATGCTATTAAAATGATTAAAGAAACAAATGAACTATTATATGTATTAGTATGTAATTTTGTAAAAGCTTTAGCTTTGTGTTCTGACGATTTTTATGAAAATATTCCTATTTGGTTGTCTAATATTAACACACCATCTAGATTAAGTAGCGTTTTTTCATTATTTAACAACAATAATATATTTTTAAATAATTTAGAATTATTTGATAATTTAGATAGATATGAAGATTTAAGAATGAATGATACTTCATTAAATGGAATAGAAGCACAAAATATATATACTAATCCATCTAATAACTTTTTACTTTATTATTATGTTGAATATATATAAATAGAATGGATTTATATAGTAAAAATGTTCCAAACTTTGTATATACACCTGCTTCATCATTTGCCAATATTGATAATATTAATCAATTAAAAAAAGAACCTGATAATTTCATAAATAAATATATTTTAAAGTTTAAGACCGCTATTTATGCAAGCATAATATTCGCTATATTATCATTGCCAATAGCATACAAAATTTTAGATATGATATCTAAAATATTTTCAAATAATATAGAAATTTTTGACGATGAATATAATGAACCTTATCCGTTGGGTAGATTTATTATGTCTATAATAGTTTTTATTATAATTTTTATTTTATAATAAAAAATAATAAAAATAATATATATTATATAATAATTTAAACAATTTTTACTTTTCTTTATTTTTTAACAGCCTTTTTAACTGCTTTTTTAACAGGCGCTGAAGGTTCTACAATTGGTGCTGGCGGGGGTGTAATAGGGGTTTCATCTTCTTCGTCGGAAATAATTTGTTTATCCGTAGGTGAATTGTTTTCATCATCTTCTTCATCGTCGTCTTCATCATCGTCATCGCTTTCATCTTCTTCATCATCGTCTTTATTTGAAGACGAAGGTTTTTCTACAACAATTTCGGTTTTAATCAATTTTTTTTGAATTGCTTCTGTATCAACTTCGATATCTTCATCATCATCTTCATCAATTACTTCATCATCACTCTCCGCAATGAAAGTTGGTTTTGCGGTATTTGATTGCATAAATTTACCAGATACAATCTTCCAACTACAGCCGAACATTCCTGCTGAGAACCAAATACCATTCAATTGAATAATAAATTGTGCTTTACCACCTTTTAGATTATTTACATAATCTGAGAAATTAATTTCATTATTATCCATATCATAAGCATCAAATTCAAATTTTCCATCAAGAGAATTATAAGGAATTTTTGCTTTAAAAGTAGCAGGATATTTATTTGCTACTTCGCCGGTTTCTTTATCTTTATCATGTCTTACAATTCTTGAAAACATAGTAGAAACAGTATCCTTATTGTTATTATAATTATTTTTAAACCAAGCTAAACGATTCGCAAAAGCGTCATCAATAATTTTTTGCTCTAATTCTTTCATTTTATCGTGAAAGATTTTCATCTTGGGATTTTCATCTAAACCTTTGAATGAAACAGTGATATCATATTTGGGAGCTTCATCTTTTCTCTTGGGGTCATCTTTAATAAATTTCTGATTATCATTAACACCATAAGGAATATTCATTACTGGTGTTTGAATATTAATTTTACTACCAGAATAATTAAGATAAACAGACTTAGCACCAGATTTCATAATTTTAAGTTCCGAATACTTAATCTTGTCTACGTTAAAGTTCTTGGGGAGGAGCACGTTCATTGTTATATATAATATATAATATATCTTTATATCTAATCAATTTTTATTTTTTTACCTATAAAAATTAAAAAATTTTAAAAATATAGATATATGGGAAAGAATGGAGGTATGACATTCACAAATGAAAAAATAAAAATAAATGATACATATTTTAATATATATAAATCCAGAAGTGGTCTTAAAATGATTAAAATAAATAATACATATTATAATATTTATGATACAAAATCAATAACTAATGTAAAAAATCAATTATTAATAGATAAAAATTATGATAGCGAATATGTTTTTGTATAATTTAAATTTTGTCAATTTTATATGTTTCATTTATAAGATTTTTAATAATTTCTCGTGTAAAATTATTGCTATCTATATTAGATAAATCACAGTACTCATTATATTTCTTAACAGCATTATCAATTCCGTAATGTATTATAACATTATTTAACTCATATACTGTCATATTATTAATATAATTATCGATATAATTATTTAAATCATAAATCAGTTTCTTTTCATCAGCATATACGTTTCCATCTAATAGAAAATAGATATATTCAGAAATGTCATAAATACTTTCATGAATGTTATTTTTCATAATACATTGATACATCATTTATAAAAAATAAAATAAATATGTATATATATCAATTTTTTATATATTTATATGAGTGTCTATTAATTTTGCTTTAAAATATTCTTCATCATCTTCTATTGATAATGTACAATTAGGGTAATTATTTAAGATATCAATATCAAATATCAATCCAATTTTTTTTATTAATTTTTTGTAATTTTTTGTAATAATCAATTCTTCATGTTGGCTAATATAATAAGTACAATTTTTCAAAAATTCAATATAATCAGAAATTATTATATAATCAAATCTTTTTTTAGCTATATTACCCAAAGATAGGTATTTTTCAATCACTTCATCAAAATCAACTTCAAAATCTTCATTTTTATATATACGAAAATTTCTATTTTGAAATATATCAAACTTATTTCTAATTATAATTTGCGAAATTAAATTATAAACGTCATTACATAGACGTTCACCCTTATCTATCTCTATAGGTCTAATAATATTAGCATTATTAGATGCTTTTTTATAGGTGCATAAAATAAGTTCTGCTTTTTCTACATCAATGTCTTTAAAAATTGCATCGTTTGAAAATATAATTTCAAAAATCAAGTCGTAATCCATTGTTTTATAGTATATATTTATATACATAATATCAATTTTAATAATTATTAGACCATTTTAATTTATTAGTTGATTATAGGTAATACTATTATGTGTATATTTAAAGAATATAGGTATATTTTTGGTAAGGAAGGTGAAGGTGTTCATTCTTATAGATTATTTAATATTGCTATAGTAGATGTTTTATTTACCATTATAGGTGCTGGTATTATATCATATATATTTAAGTTAAATTTACTTGATTTTATATTAATAACCACAATATTTTTTATAGCAGGTATAATTTTTCACTATTTATTTGGCGTAGAAACAACTATAAATAAAAGTATATATTCTCTTATAGAGAAAAAGAGTACATAATTTTATTTTTTATAGATTTTTATAACTTTTATATTTTTACAATTATTTTTGTTATTATGTACTCTTTTTTTATTTATGTATATATTAAATATGAAATGTTTATATTACATTAATGATATTTATAATTATATTATTGATATTTTTTGTTTTAAAAAACAAGATAACTATGAAGAACTTAAAATATTATTAAATCAAGAACATGTTATAAATAACAATCATAATTATTACTATTTAGAATAAAAATTGATGTAAATAATTATCATTTATAATTATGGAAAAACAACAATTGATGATGCGTTGCGCCAAAAAAGAATTTCTAAATTTATTAGACTCTTTTATTATAAATGCTATTAAAATATTATTATTAATATATATATTTGTATTGTTCATAATAATGAACGCTCTTTTTAGAATATTATACTATTAATATATGAAAATACTATAACATCATTACTATATTAATTATGAAAATGATAGAAAATAATATAATAAAAAAATATTGGATAATTATATTATTTTCCGTATAAATATTGAAAGTAATATTTTCCGAAGCATTAACCTTATCTATAAAATTTTTATAATCTGTTACATTAAAAGTACTATATATGATTATTAATAGTAAAATTGCTAACGCTATTATATTAATGAATTTTTTATAATTTTCATTTGTGTATAAATTAGTATTTGTACTTGCTAATAGTGCCAATACTACTCCTACAGCTGTGAAAATAGTACGATTTACAGATTCGTATATTGATGTTTTAGATAGTAAAATATTATTATCAATTTTGTTCATTATTATTATAGCAATATTTTTATAATAATAGTAATAATAATCCTAAAAATATAATTATTATTCCTATAAATTGTTTTAAGGTTATTATTTCATTAAATAATAAATATGACAATATTAATGTTATCATTGGATAACAAGATATAACAACAACACTAACGACCGTTTTATATTCACTGTTTATTGAAGCTATGTAATTATATTGACATATTAAATAAATTAATGTAACAAATATAAATAATAGTATAATAATATTTCCATCTTTATTTTTTGATATATTACCAATATCATTTATAATGATTTCATAATTTTTATTATATAATAAAAATGGGATGCTAATAAAAAAACTAATTAGTATTATAATATATACAATGCTAATATTATTAATATTATAATCGGATAATATTTTATATATTAATGGATTTAATCCAAATATAAATGCGGTTATTATATGCGATATCATTTAATTATATCATATATTTTTTAAACATGATAAATAAGGATATATATCATATAATTTGAATATAGCTTTTTCCTTCATTTTAGCTTCTATCATAATATCTATATGTATTTTGTATTTATTAGGTATTTCTAATAAATATTCTGGTATTTTTTGTATATAGTCGCTATGATGACCGCATTTACCAGAACCCTGTTCGCTAACATGGAACTTTGGTTTTATGTTTCTTCTTTTCCACGTTTCTAATATTTTAGGAATATAGTTAGATGGTATATCAAATACTTCATACGGATGAATTATATTATAACAATCATAATGGTGTGTGTCAAATACGATAGGGACATTAACTTTTTCAGAAACTCTTAAACAATCTTCTATTGAAAAATTCCTTTCGCAATTTTCTAAAACCAAACGTTTTTTTATATGTAGAGGTAAATTATTATAATTTTTACACCATCTTTCTATTGTTTTTTCCTTATCTCCATATATTCCTCCTCCATGAATTACCATAACTGAATCTTCAGATAATTCCATAAGTTCTAAAATTGTTGCGTGATAATTTAAATCATTAATAGTATTTTCTATTACATTTTCATTAGGACTTCCCAAGCAATTAAAATGACCAGGATGAAACGTAAGCCTTTGATTATATAATTTAGATTTTTCCCCTATTTTTTTTAATAATTCTTTAGCAAAATCAAAGTTGTATTTGGGGGCTTTGGGATTAGATATATGCGGGAACAATTCACTAGATAATCTAAAAACTTTTATACCATTTGCTTCATTCCAATCCATCATAATTAAAACATCTTGGAGATTTTCTATTATTTTTGCTTGTAAATGTTCTACACCTTTAGTTAATAAGGTTTTTAATATAACACTTCTAGATGAAAATACAGTTGGACAACATTCTCTTAGTTCAATATTTAAACAACACAGACCTAATTGAATAGGTTTGTTTTCACTATAAATGTTAGATTCTCCCATTTTATATTAGTGTAATAATTTTACAAGATAATCGATATCATTTTTTATTTTACACCTTTTCACATTTAAAACTCCGTCTTAACAACAAAAAATATACAAAAATGTAAAAATTTGGTTATAAACACATCGTGAAACGTGTATGAAGTCTTAACTACTGAGATAAAATATGTTAAATATAGATTTAACTATTCTGTAATTGTCAATTTTCTAATTTCTTTTTCGTTATATTTAACCAAAGCATTATAATCATAACCTTCTATAAGTTCTAACAATTTTACTGATTTGTGTATTTTAGTCCATTATCTGTATTAAAATGATTTTCTATACGAAAATATGGGTTTGATGTTTTACCAATATAATATTTACTATGCTGTAATTTTAGAACATAAATATATACCATTTTGATATAATAATATTATAGATATTAAATATCGTTTTTTATTTTATGCTATTTTAAATCTTCAATAGTGTAAAAATATAAAAGTTATAAAATCTATAAAAATATAATAAAATATTTTTGTACCCCCGATGGGACTCGAACCCACAATCTTTCGATTAGAAGTCGAACGCGTTATCCAATTACGCCACGAGGGTACAAAAATATAAAAAAATGATATAAATATTTTTCATTACAATTATATAAAAGAAAATAGTTTTAAACTATTAAACGCATTATATAAAATGACAGAATATATTTTTCCAGAAAATAATAAAATAATCGCTGGAGTAGATGAAGTAGCGAGAGGTACTTTTATTGGACCTGTAATAGCTGCGTGTGTTGTATTACCTAAAACATTTCCAGATGAAACATATAAAATGATTAAAGACTCAAAAAAATTATCTGAAAAAAAGAGAGAATTTTTAGCAAAATATATTAAAGATAATTGTATTACATATGGTATAGGTGAAGTGTCAAACGATGAAATTGATAATATTAATATTTTAAATGCCACAATGAAAGCAATGCATAGAGCTATTGATGAAGCATATAAAAAAACACCATTTGATTACTTATACATTGACGGGCCTAATTTTAAACCATATACTCCTCCTGGTGAAGACAGTGATTTTATTGAATATGAATGTGTTCCAAAAGGAGATTCTAAATATCTTGTTATAGCAGCCGCATCAATATTAGCAAAAGATTATCATACAAAATATATCAATGAATTGGTTAAGAATGATAATAATTTATTATTATATAATATAAATAAAAATAAAGGATATGGAACAAAATCACATCATGAAGCTATATATAAATATGGATTAACCAAATATCATAGAAAAACTTTTGGGATATGTAAAAATTATTGAGTTATTTATTATGAATAATTGACATTTAAACTTTTAGTTTCAGGATTTTTATCATAACAATCTAATTTACTCCAAGAAATACCGCATACTTTTGACAATTCACATTTTAATTTATCACCTTTTTCTTTTTCCAATTCATCTAATATTCCAGGATATATTTGATTACAAATTATTGGATATTTTCCCCATTTATCATTACCTTCTTTAGCGTCATTATAAATACCCCCTGGAAATACGAAATTTGAATCACCATCTTTTTGATATTTTGCTATATTCTCAGAATCTTCAGCGGGTATTTCCCAATCATACTTATACAATCCTGATATTTGAGCATATTTTTTTAATTGTTCTGAAGGTTGAAGTTCTTTACCATCATATGTAATATAACTTTGTAGCTTATTATCACCGTCGATTTTACCATATTTATATAAAAATTGTTTATCATTATTTAATATAAATTTGCTTTCCTCATCATTTGCTTTTTTATATAATTTATTATTCATCTCTTCAATTTTTTCGTTATCGCCAAAAACGAATTTATCAGGTTTACATTTATATTGCAAAGCAGGAGAATTCTCCTTGATTTTAGCGGCTTCTTCGTTATTTATAATATATGCTTCAGAAGTATTGAACCCCTTATCAGCGGGATTAGAACAGTTAGTTGTATTTTTATTACTATATTTTTTAATATTATTCATAATATTTGTTTCTTCGGTTTTGCTAATTTGCTCTAATTTCCAATAATCGGGGCATATAGGTATCGGTTCTATTTTTGTACGTATTTTACGTGGTTTTAATGTAAATATAGAGAATACAAGATAGAAAATTATTAATAATGCTCCTAAAACATATGTTAAAACAGCCGGTAAAAATTTTTCATAAACGTATGTTCTGCCCCAATCAGTTAAAAACACAACTCCTAATAATCCTATAGCAGATAATCCATAAATAAAACATACAGTCCAAGTACCTTTATATAAATTTGTTTTTTCTTCTTTGAATAATTTTAACTCCTTATCTGTTGGAACAAATTTCAATTTTGTTTCAGGGTCTAGGCCTAAGCTTTCTTCGTCATATCCCCAAGCAGTATCAGCATAACTACCCATTAATTATATTTTTATTATCTATTCTTCTATAATATTATATTATTTAATTATATTTTTGTTACATCAAGTGTTTTTAATCCTTTCCCGGAAGGTAGAATTGATCTTTCAAGAGGAATAGGCATAGTACTGATGTCATTTATATATCTTTGCGATTGTTTTATATTTGATATTATTTCAGGAACACACCAATCAATTACCCTTATATTTAAATCTAAAACCTGTTCTTTAATATTATTGGGTGAATTCTTTGAATATTGAAAATAAATAGATCGCATTACTATTTTTAATTCGTCATCTTTTTGTCTACCTATATTAATTTTCCCATTTGTTTCATTTAATATTTTATTGCGAATACCTATTTGTAATAAATTTATGTTTTGAATAGAAAAGAAAATTTTTGATACTTCCGTGCAATTAATATTACGAGATATTATATTAATTTGGTGCTCTGTTGCTTTATTTACAGATTCTTTAATATTATAATTATTATTATAATTGTTAGCATCAACTCGACCATTTGCATTAAATGCGTTTATAGGTTCGTTATAACAACTTAAATCGAAATTAAAATATTCCATTCTACTAATTATATATAATTATTTTCATTTTATATAGTAGTAATTATGTACAAAGAAAATTGTTGTATAAAAGTAAAATATTGTGCAACGGAAATATTAAAGCATATAGAAAAAAATAAAAAAGTAAATGAAAAAGACAAGGATAAAATAATTCAAGAATTATCTAACATTATAGAGAAAATACTATTTAATATTGTCGCAATAGCTGCTTTAATATCCCTTAAAGCAGGAGTTAAAAAAATATTAGGAGAACATATGATATATATAGATAAATATATTAATAAATTATGTAATTTATCTAATAGTAAAAGCAACAAAACAGGAAAAAAAACATCAATGAAGGGTGGTTATTTCAATACAGCAGCGTTTTTTGGCGGTGTGGAACCAAACTATAAGGCAGAAAACATTGGCAATGATTGTCTTAAAATTGATTTTGAAGGATTCATAGCAAGACCGGCATTAAATATAACTCCACAAAATGGTGGTGGTGAAATGATAAAATTAAATAGTTGTAAAAAAGTAACTAAACAATTAAGAAATAAAATAATATATGTTTTTAAATTTTTCAAAATAAATATTGATAAAAATATGCCATCCATATTATCACAAAAATTAGGATTAATATTAGATAAAATAATAGTTAAGATTATAAAAATAAAGAATAGTGAGATAAATATAAATAATATTAAAAAAATATTAAATAATACTAAAATATTAAAAAAATGATGATATATAAAAATAATTTAGATATAAATTAATAAATGCCTATAATAACGATAGATGGTAATATCGGTTGCTGTAAAACGAGTATTTTAAATTATTTTCATAAGAATTATAAAACAGCAATAGATATAGAGCCTGTTGATAATTGGACTGAATATCTTAAAAATATGTATGATACGGACAATAGTACTTATAATTTCCAAATAAAAGTATGGATGGATAGATGTTGGATACAAGAAAAGTCTAATGTAATTATATTAATGGAAAGGAGCCCATATTTTATAAAAAAAGTATTTGTCGAAAAAGCTTTTGAAGATAAAAGTATTAGCTTGGAAGAATATAATAATTTATATAAACTTCATAAAACCACAGATGATTTATGGAGCCCCAATGCGTATATATATTTACGCTCTTGTCCCAATATGTGTTTTAATAGAATTAAAAGAAGAGGTAGAGAATCGGAAAAAAATATAAAATTAGAGCATATCCAACGTATTCATGAATTACATGAAATAAATTATGCTAAAGCTATTGAAGAAAATAAAAATATAATAGTAATAGATATAGAAAATAAAACAATATCAGATATTTGTAGTGAAATAATCTCTAGTAATATTTATACCGAGATAGTTACGCAATTATATAATTAATTTGAATAACCTTTTATAATTGGTTGTGTTGTTCCAACAAAGCAACTATAATATATTCTTTCTTGATTTTTATATTCTATTGTTGGTGTAGATGTATGAATTAATTTTCTGTTATTGAATAATAATAAATCATTTTTATCCCATTTAATATCAACAATGTTTTGTGGTGTAAATACATATTTTGTCATTATTTCTCTGTATAAATCAAAGCTATCGTC